ATTTTATTATAAATATATAAAGATTTTTACTTCTTAATATTGGATTCGTCTAATAGTGAATTTTCTCCGTTACTTTTTTTAAATACTAAATCTTTTTGCAAACTTTCTATTAATGTTTTGTTTTGAAAGCGTAAAGATTTAGAATTTTCTAAAGCTAAAGGACTACCACCTTTGTATTGAGGGCGAATAGAATCAGATTCATTATCATCTTTTTTCATACCTCTTGCTCCTAATCTATCTTTACCAAAGGCGTTATCTTGAGTATTAATATCAGAAGCTTTTTCTTCAGGACGACCTAAAGGTGATTTTTCATCATACCCATCAGGTACTGAATTATCTTCATATCTACCTCTACCATATAAAGAAGCTAAATCGTGTGGTGTGCCATATGATTTACCTGTTTCAAGAGGATCATTACCTTCTGTCTCAATTTGAGCCATACGGAATCTACGTTTTTGATCTTGTACAAGTAAATCTCTGTATTCTTCATATTCATCTTCGCTAAAATGGAAAATATTTTCATAAATCCAATCTGAAGGAACTAATTTATTTTCTAACATAGTAGAAGCTAAATCAACTTTTTCCTTAAGAAGAGCAATTTTTTCCTGGTCGTAGATAATTGAAGGGGTAGTTAAATCTAATTCGAAATTAGTTAACTGTTCATCAGTATAACCTTGGGTATATAAATGTACTACAGCAATTTTATATAATTCTGAGAGTATAATTTTTTGGATACGTTCAATTGTGCGAGCAAATCTAATATCTTCAGCAGCTAGTGTAGCTTTACCTGTTAAATCTTTCTCATAACCCATAAATGCTTTAGGCACTTTAAGGGCAGCAAATAATTTTTCTCTTAAGTATTCAACGTCTTGGATACCATCATACTGTAGACCTGGGGTAGTTTCAATTTTAGTTGTTTGGTCGTTACCTCTTACTGGGATAAAGAAATCCTCAAGTAAGTTTTGCATATTATATTTTAAGTTATATTCACCTGTTTTTTCATCCATAAATGGAGTTTTTTTCATGGTGTTGATAGTTTTTTGCATAAACTGTTCAACTTCATTAGGTGGAATATTACCAACATTAATATAAAAAGTACGTCTTTCTGGTGAACGGGCAATCCTATGAATTAACATAGCATCTTCCATCAAAATATACTGTTTATAAAGACGACGAGCCGGTTCTAGATATGAACGACCATATGGAAGATAGTTAGTGTCAGATAATAAACGGAAATGGGCCATTTCATAATTATCAAATACTACTTCATGTTCACTAGCATTTTTTTGACTTGGGAGACCATAATAGCCTGAAGAATTACCACCTGAATAGAATCCATCTTCACTATAGACAAATTCTACTTTAGCTGGGTTGTTAGGGTCAAAGTTTTCACGTCTTTGGATATGATAAGCCGTCATTGGGATTACATTGTAAACCCCAAATTTTTCAGCAATCTCTAATTTTAAGAAGAAATCACCATATTTACACATTTGACGAATCCAAGCCCATAAATTAAATTCTACGTTTAATACATCATAGAATAAGTTATATAGAATTTTTTGAATATCTTCATCTGAAGATTTAATGTGAAGGATTTCTCCCATATCATTTTTCAACGTACACTCATCAGCAATAATATCAAGAGCAGAAGAAATAATAGCATCTGTATCCATTGAATCGTAGTCCGAATAGATAGTAGTTCTAAGATACTGCCAGTTGATATTAAACTGTTCACCCATTATAGAGGTAGAAGCAGGATTACTATAAATTCTACTAAACCTATCTACCAAAGAGTTTGTTGCAAATTCACCTGAAGTTTGGATTTTTTCAGGGTCCATTACTTTTAACTGTCCTCCGCCTTCATTACGGATAATTACATCAGTTGAAAATAATCTTTTTAATCTTGAAAATATGCTAGTATCAGCCATTTTAATGGGTTGTTATTATTATAAATATTATAGCCAGCCTTTTAAGTCAATGTTTTCATTACCGGCTTTAAAATGGTAAGGATTATCCTTACCTTTTGAAAAATAAGCTCCTTGATGGGTAGGTCTGTTTACTTGCATACTATTCAAAGCAGCACGAGTCATATCTAACCCCTGTTGTTGGAATTTAAGTGAAGTATCTCTTAGGAATTGACCAATGCCAAAACTCATTACTAAGTCATCATTATAACCTGTTTGGGCTTCGGGTCGTCCACTTTTCCAAATAAATACTTTCATTTCTTCTAACAATCTTTTTGATTGAATCGTTACACTTCTATCACCAACGTACTCTCTAAATTTATTAACTACAAGAGGTCTTGTTCTCATTGACATTGTAAATCCAGGAGTTAAATTATTACTAAATTCGTAGCTGTTAAAATACGAATCAGCTGTTAATTGGTCACTCTTAGGTGAATAATAGAAGTTTCTATATCCATTTTCTAGTATAGTTTCTATGGTAGCCCAACCAATTGATGCATTTTCTACTACTAATAACCCTTGATTGTACTCAGTTGCTAGGCCTAAAAGAAATAAACCAAATTCTTTAGGTGGTAATTGGCCTTTATATTCAGCTACTTGGGTATTAGTTGTAATATCCATTACATGAGCCGCAGAAAAATCTTTACCATCACCTCTAGCAACATCAGCAATAACCATATAATCTCTAGAGTAATCAGCAGGTTCCCAAACCCATAAATTTTGGTCAGCACCTCTTTTTTCAATAGGATCTTTAACTGTAGTTTCTGCAAGAAACTCTAACCATTCAGAATGAAATACAATATCACCTGAGGTGCTAAAGTCACAATCACATTCTTGTGCTGCCATACGAGGATCACCTAGCAATTCATCTTGACGTTTTCTCCAAGATTCATCTCGTTCTGGGTGAACGTACCAAGGTAATTTAATAGGTAAAAAATCATTTGCCCCTGCTTCGGCTGAAACCCATGTTTTATGGAACCAGTTACCTGTACCATAAGGGGTAGATAGTACAATAGCACCACCACCCGTAGCCAAGGTTTGTTGAGCTGAAGCCCAAATCTCACCAATACCTTCAATAAAGGCTGCCTCATCAATTAGTAGTAAAGATACTGCTTCTGATCTACCAGCATCGCTTGATGCTGAAGTGGCTTTAATTTGGGATCCATTGCTTAACCTTAATGAAAGTTTGTTATTCTCATCTGCATCAATTTTAAGCCATGAAGGTAAATTTTCATACATGAATTTTACCTTTGTAACCATATTACGAGCCGTTTCTTGCTTTGTTGCAATACAGAGTACGTTTTTATCTTTATGGAATAACATCATCCACAAAGAATAACCTGCCGCTAATGTAGAAATACCTAACTGACGGGACTTAAGAATAATTGAATATGGGTTATCCTGTAATAGGTGTAATACTTTTTCTTGAAAAGGATATAAATTAAATAATACTCTACCTCTTTGAGGGTGTTGAATATTACAATATTTTTTCATAAAATGTGCTGGGTTAGAGGCACATTTTATAAATTCTTGTTGTATTATTTGTCTTAAATTAGGTTCACTCATAACATTACTATAATACCAATTAAGGTACCTATACCAAGACCACCAGCCCAGCCTTTATATAAATTCCATTTACGCTGTTTATTTAATCTAGCAGCGTAGGCTTTTTGTTTTTCTACTTGGATATTTTTTTCGTCAATAACCCCGTTAAGATTATTTTTAATGTCAATAAGATTGGCGATTTGACCATCCTTAGCTTCAATCACAGCATTAAGGCTTTCAATATCCCTAAGATAACTTTCTAATTCAGTTTGACACAAATCACCTTTCTCTAAATCAACAACTATTTGTCTAGCGATTTTAGATGGAATGTAAACTAAAGTATCTCCGTTACTTGCTATAGCGTTCTGTGAAATAGCTGGTGAGCTCACTAGTAGTAAGCTTACTAAGCTGAGATATTTTACGATTGAATGCATCTCTTTCTTGTTTACGTTTTTCTTCCTCAACATCTAATGCAGCATAAGCACTATCGACTTGTAGCTGCAGCATATCGTTCTCTATGTTTAATAGAGTAATATGGTTATTTAATGAATCTACTTTAGCTTCGCTTTCAGCCATATAAGCATCAAGTTCTGCTTTATACTTATCATTCATTGGGGTAAGAATACCGAAAGCATACATAGCAGCAATTGCTACTGCTACTAGAACCATTAAGTTATTAACCTTTAATTTCATATTAAAGTAGCCCTTCGAGCTCTTTTTTAATTTTAGTTAACTCTTTTAAACGAGCTAATAAACGTTCTTTTTCTTCACCCTCAGCTTTTTTCCACTGATTAACTGTAGTTTTCATTTCTTTAGTAGTGTCAGCTAATTTACGAGCAATAGTAGAAACTGAGTCACCTTTAGCTAGATCTGCGGATGAAGGTTCAGCCATATCATCGTCAATATCTTCAGTAGTAAGTGCTTTTTGTAAACGTTCAGCTTCGTCAGCTGCGCGTTTCATTTCATCAGCATATAATTTTGCATCTGCTGGTTTTACACCTTCTTCAGAAAGTAATTCAACGATTGTTTCTTTAATATAATCTTTAAAGTCTGACTTTTTCATTACAATAATATTTTATTATAAATATGTTAAAGATCCATATAATTTACCATTTGGAAAATTCGATCTTCAGTGCTGCCCTCAAGTACACCATATTTTTTAATACGATGTTTTTGTTGGCTTAGAATATGACGAATAATAATATCAATTTCTTCTCTATAATCAGCATTAGTTTCTCTAATACCATTATCCTCAATTTCTACACCTTCTGGTGAGACATAAAAGATATAATCGTATTCTCTAATCAAACGAATAGCGTAAGCATAAAATGATTCTTTATCAGGCCAATCCATTGATTTGGAGGCTTGAGCAAAAGCCATTACATCAATGATAGTTCTATCTGTAATGATATTATCAATTAGTAATTCGCTTGCTCTCTCAGCCATAAAGACTGTTTGACCTAAGAACGTAGAATCAGTATTTAATGGAATACCCATTGCCATTAGTTCTTTAGAACGTTCTGTTCTGGTTGTGTAACCTTCAAAATATTTTAGCTCTTTAAGAGCGTTGACGAGTGTAGTCTTTCCCACACTCATCGTTCCGCATAATCCTATTCTTGCCATTTTCTATAAACTCTATAACTATCTGAATCAAAATGTTCAGTTGATACTTCAAAAATTGTTCCGTCAGTTAATGCTTTTAATTGGTGAGGCATTCCTGGAAATTGTCTAACACTATCTCCTTCACGCAAATGTTGCTCATGTTCCTCACCAGTTTCAGTATCAATCCAACGATACAAAAATTCACCTTTATCTACATACCATGTTTCATCTTTTTCCAAATGGTAATGCATACTAAAGTTACAACCCTCTTTGAACACTAACAACTTACCACAGTAAAGCTCGTTATTTTCAAAAATAATTTCATGCCCCCAACCTTTAGGAACATTACATTCTTTACACTCTTTAGCGTTAAATACGATTGGTTTCATATTAGAATCGTGTTGTACCTCTCATTGAGGGATTTTTATACCAAGGTAAACCTTCTCTTTCTTTACGGGTCTCAGACCATGTCTCATAATCCATTTTTTGACCATAAAGGTGGTATTGTTTACCCAAACTACATTTTTCTCCTTCAATTGGTTCTACAGCTGGGCCATCCCAGTTATGTAATTTCCAATTTTCTTCATCATTAAATTTAATCATATGGTGTCTCGCTCCTTGAGACCTCATAGTACGGTATTCGTATAATCTTTCTTTAGCCATAACTTTATTAATAATTTTCTATAAAATCAGGATATTCTTCCATATCCTCTTTAAATTGTAAAATGTATTCTGCAACATATGTTCCTTGAGCACCCGAAACTGTAATACCACGAGCTGATAAAGCATCACCTACAAAGTGTACATTGTTATAATCAGCTAATGCTAGTGTATCGTAATCTACAAGTGGTTCAGGAGACAAATATTTAACTTCAGGAATATAAATACCCCAATCATCACCAAGTGTTGGGAAAACTTTTTTCATATCCTCAATAAAATCTTCAATATACTGGTAGTAACCT